TTCTTGGTTTAACTTCATTTTATTTCTCCTTTGTTGGGGTTGTATTGGTAAGCCGTTGAAGGCGTCTAATTGGACGCTGACGGCGTTAAAACAAATTTTGTGGGGGTTTGTCTGATTTTCAGCTGATACACTATCTAACGCCTACTGACAAACAAAGCCCCCTTAACCACTTGTAAGGGGAGTTAATGATTTTCCAATTGTTAAAGAGCTTCATTGAGAGATTTAAAACCGTCGGCTCACAGAAGGGCTTTCAACCTCTTTCTATTTCGCGTTGTTTAACTGCCGTCCCTCGACTTAGAGGAACTACTTTTGCCTGTATTAAGATTTTTTACAATCGCCCAGTCCGTCGGGCTTTGGTTTGTCTACTCAATTTTCAAATATCTAAAATCTAAATCTTCCATAGTCTACAGCTTAACAATCGTAATGTCAAGTTATTTTATTTGTCGAGTTAAATCATTTGTTTTTTGGGTTAGTTTTAGCATTGTACCACCTCGCCCCAACTTCCATACAACAACTAAATGACAATGTCAAGTAATTTAACAAAGCAGACCGACCAGTCGGTTTATTTAGCTTGTATTGAGATTGAATCTCATATAGGGGGGTGTAGGGTGGATTCAGAAGGGGAGGGGTAAGGTATTAGATACCCTTGCAAAGTAACCGTAAACGACTAACTTGCTAGGTATAAATAGTAATAATTTAATACCTTATATTTAATAATCAATGTTTAAAAATATTCCTGTAAACGACTAATATTGCTGAAGTTATAGAGATTTTGCATCTTCTATTTTGTAGAGGTTTTTTACTAGACGACCAATCCAAGAAATTGGTGGTATTTTATTAATATTTACCAGTAAATTAGACGTATGCCGAGATATGATTATAGATGTTTAGAGTGCGATGAAGTATTTGAAGTCGAACACAAGATGTCCGATGAAGCATTAGAATTATGTTTATGTGAAGATGAGAAATTTCTTGTAGAAAGATTACCATCTAAGCCAATGCTTGTCATAAATACTAAAAGTACAATGACAGATAGGAAATTATACGACGAATTAGACATCGATAAGTAAAGATGTTCGACTATTGCTCGTTTGTCCAAAAAAAATGTTCGTTCGCTGCTAAGCGAGGAGATTCAACTTATTGTGGGTTACACAAAGGATATACGTTAGCAGAAAATCGAGTAGATTATCTTAAAGTTTGTCCAAAAGAAAAATTGAAAAAAAAGAGGAGATAGTTATGCCAAGAGGTAAAGGAACATACGGAAAAAAAGTAGGACGCCCTAAAAAGAAAAAGGGTAAAAAGAAATAATGGCAATTACCTACAGAGGGCAACGATTTAGGGGATATAATAAACCTAAACGAACACCTAAGCACCCAAAAAAATCACACGCTGTACTAGCGAAGTCTGGTAGTAAGATTAGACTAATTCGTTTTGGACAACAAGGTGTAAGTGGTGCTGGTAAGAAGCCAAAGAGTAAAGCGCAAAAAGCAAGACGCAGGTCATTTAAAGCTAGACATCGCAAGAATATAGCTAGAGGTAAAATGTCAGCAGCTTATTGGGCAAACAAAGTTAAATGGTAGAAAAAAGCATATATAAAAAACCTGACGGTGCTGGTAAAGGCGACAAGCCAAGAATGGGTATTTCTCAAAAAGAGTGGGAAAAGAAATGGAAAAAAATATTTCGCAAGAAGGATACCCCTAAGAAATGAGAGGGTTCACATCACAGGACAGACGTTCGAATGGACCTAAAAAAACTCGACAAGGCAATAGCCATAATACAAAGCGAGGAACTAAGCTATCTAAGAAATACTATAAGAAAAAATATAGAGGACAAGGTAAATGAGTAACATTGAACTAAAGAAAGCCAATCAAATGGCTGCTATTGACTTATTAATTAATAATCCAGAGCTAAATAAAACCGAACTCGCTAACGAGTTGAATATGACACCTCAAACAATCCACAACTGGTTTGCAGATGATAGGTTTGTAGAAATGTATTATAAAAAGTATATGGTTTCTTTTAACGCAAAACTTCCTATGGTATTAAATAGTATGGTTCGAGAAGCTGTTGAAGGTAACGTACAGGCAGGTAGATTAGTATTAGAGCATTCTGGTAAGTTGGTTAAAAATATCAACGTAACGGTAGATAGTCCATTTGAGAAATTTTTAAAAGCTACAGAAATAGATTCTACTGAAATTATTGATGTAGAAACCGAAGAAGTAAAAGAAGCTATTAGTTCTCTACCAAAAAGAAATCCACAAAACGATAAGCCATTAGAAAGAAAGAAAGACGAAAAGAAAGCAGTAGAAAAAATTAAGAAAGGTAAAAAACCTTATCGTCAAAAAAGAAGGGAAGATAGAGCAGATAGATATGCGCTATTGCAACGTGCTAAGAAAGTTGGGCTAGACCCATTACCAGCTAAACGCCCTACGAATAACGAAAGAAGAAAGTGGTTGGAAGAATTAATTGCTAGGGAAGATTCTAAGAAATCCCAAACTCGTCAGGCATAATATCATACTTCTCAAACATCTCTGACATCTCTAAAGAAGTTTCCATAAAGTCTGCAATATCTATAGATGTTTTTTCGACTTGTCCTGAAGGAGCAACTTTCTGACATATAAAACCTAAAAGCTCATTGTTGGCGTGAGAAATCTCACGAAGCTCTTTTATCATTTTAAATATTTCTTTAATTAAATTGTCCATTAGATTTCAAAAGTTTTACTACTTAGCTTACGCATTTTTACTTTTAATTGCGATTGTATTTTTTGCTCTAATGCTTTCATTCCTTTTTTAAATTGCTTTCCTAGCATCTCATCTGATGACAAAATAAACGGCAACTCATCTTTTCCTTCTATTAGGTCATCTTCATTATAAAACCATTTTCTCATAACTCCATCTCTAGTATCTCCAGAAGCGTGAAAAGCTCCATAAAATTTTCCATCGCGACTAGCTTTATTGTAGTCTGGTCTTATTATAACCGTATTTGTTGCTTCGTTGGTAAAGATTTTTGTTTGTATAGAGCTTTTAAGATTTCCAGTAAAAACCATCTTTGTATTTCTACCTAAACTCTTTCTATACGCTTCATACTCTTTGTCTTTGTAATCTGGATAACTTTTTCCGTTTATATCAATTCCAGACTTAAAAGATTTTTTTACTTTTTGTAAAGCTTCACGACCTATAGGTTTGATTAGATTATCAAATATTAACTTTGGGAGTTTTTTGCCTTTGATTTTTTTAAAAGATACGTTAGTCGATACTGTTATCTTCATCTTCTACTACCTCTACTGGTGCTTCTGGCAACGACGTGCCATTGGCATCTTTATTTTCATCTATGATTTTCTGTGCTTGTTCTACAGTTAAATCTTTATTTTCATCTGCCATTATTTTTGCTTCAGTAGTTAGGTTATGCTTTAACTGGTATTCACTTAGCATAATCTTATCTTGAGTAGTCATCGGATATTCGACTTCAGAGAAATCGACTTTGAATCGTTTAGGTTCTGGTAAACCTAAGCTATTAGATTCAGATAAAGCGTATTCCACTTTATAAAAATCTTGTTCATACTGACGATATAGCTCTTTGTCGTCCATAAAATCTTCGTGGCGTTCTAAGTCTTTAATCATTAGTGATATACCACTAGGTACTTCTCCACCAGATTGTGCGAAAGTAACAAATAGATGATTATTTAACGCCACTAATTCTATTTGCCATTTAATGTTTTCTATAACATCTCTTACATTTCCTTGTGGAGCAACGATATTATAGTTACTACCTTCTGGCAAAGTTAAAATTTCATCTGAACCTGCTCTTACATTAGAGTTGTCAGATATAAGTCCAGTTACTACTGGCTGTCCAAACATTTGGAAACGTAGTCCTAGTTGCATTTCAGTCATTGTAATATTAATATGCTCATTTGCAGATACTAAATCTGTAGCACCCTCAACAAAGAAAGAATCTAATTGTTCTTCTCTGTGAGTAAATACAAAAGGTAATACACCTAAATTGTGTTCTATTTCTTCAAATTGATTTCCATTATCGTCAAACTTAATACATCTTTCTGAATCCCAGTAAGCGTATTGCAATTCTGTAGTATCTGCTAAATCCGAGTGTCCGTGCATCATTGGATATACTATAGCTTCTGGTTTATAAGGGTTGTCGCCAAAGTAAGGTTCAAAATAATAAATAGGACGATAATCAAACTTTTCTAATTCTTGGTCATACATTACATAAGTAGCGCACGTACCAATAAGTCTTGTCATACGTTCCATTTGTTTCATACGGGCATTTTTCTTTTCAGTTAGCTCGTCATATTTTTTACTTACGTTTCTCTTAGCGCCAATCGTATATATTTTTGACATACGATTTACAAATTTTTTCACAATATTAGTATTATAGTGAGGGATTTCTTGAAAAGCGTCAGACTTAAAATAATCTTCTATGTATTGATGTGTAAGCGAACCAGAATAATAATCTAACGACTTCCTGACTTCTTCCCTTCTCGCTTTTGCTTGTTCTTCTTTAAAGTGCGTTAGTGAATCCTGTATAATCTGTTCTGGTGTAAAAATCATTTGTTTTCCTATTATCGTGATATTCTTCCAATGAAGTTACTTCTAATTGGAAATCTATTCAATATAAAATATCTGAAAGCATCACAACCGTGTTCATTATATCCATCTTTGATAGGATTCTCCGAAATTGCCTTACCTTCTACTGCTTCTGGGAATCGATAGTTCTCAAAATCTTCTGCAATACCAACACATCTATTATCTACTTTTATTCTTCGTAATCCATCTGCGTTTTCAAAGAAACCACGACAATAACTAATACCACCTTGTATATTACGAGATAGTTTGTCCATACGATACTCTACATAGATTCCGTGCTTTCTAAAGATATGAATATCTCCCATACCAGACTGTCCTTGAACAAAGCTACCAGCAGGGTCGCCATAATAAGTAATTACGGGATAGTTTTTCTTCTTAATCATTTCTGCCAATTTATCCGTTGGTATATTTCTTTCGTGAATTATCTCATCAATAATATTAATATACTGATTACCATCTTCCGTATATGTTTGAAACCACAATACTGACGGCATACGAAATCCAAAGTCCATAGAACAGTACGTTGGTAGGTCTGGATTGTAGGGAACATCTCCCATATCTTTTTGTCTATCAAATGGATATACTCGTCCTTCCATTGAAGTAAATTTAGCAGCAAACTCTTGGTCAAATAACTCTTTGGACATATTGCGTTTACGTTCTAATAAAAACTTATCTTTTTCTCCTTCTGGAAATGCGTGTTCGTTTTCCCAACTTGGAGATTGTACACTATACCATTGCTCATCGCTTTGCCCTAATAAGAATAAATCATATATCCAATTAAACCCTTCTGGAGTAGTAATAAATATAGCTTTACCTTTTCTGTCAATTAGAGTAGGAGATAAATACATATCCCAAATCTTTCTAGGCATCTTAGCAGCTTCATCAATAATTAATAAATCAACACCCTCCCCAACTAATGAGTCGGGATTTTCACAAGACATACCTTCTACTGTTGTCCCCCATTTGAATTTTATATACTGCTCTTTTTCTGATGCTCTATCAATATCCTGTCCTTTACCAGCTACCATATCTTTCCAAATCTCTCGAAACATTAATCGTGATTTTTTATAGGATAAGCCAACTAGCCATATTTTTTTATTAGGTTGCGCAGCATAAAACTCTGCTTCTCGATACGCAGCAGTAGTTTTTCCATATCTTCTACCACAAATATTTACAAAGTAAGATGCAGTTGGCTTCTCTGGAAAATGCAACTTTCGCTGTCCTGAGTGTGGCACATAATTCATAAAATCGAACCATTGCTGCTTGAAATCAAACTCTTTTATTTTTTTTGACATTTGAATTGTTCTTAATTTAATTCATAATTAACTTAAAGCCATATAATAATCCACTAAAGGAGTTAAAATGTCTGAATTAGAACAGAACACAGCAGTAGAGGAAGCTGTAAAAGAACCTCAAGTCAATAAAGACGAAAAAAAGTTAGACCAAGCTGTTCCATAAATCCTCTGAAGCATATTATTTTTTGAATCACCTCTCCAGTAAGCACCGGATACTTTTGTTAATTTAAATGCTCTGAGAAACTTCGTATTTGGGACGTGAGGCCCTCTACACATATCTATA